GCAATGATGAAGGCGCAGGAGATGCTGGAAAATATCGGCACCAGCGGCTACGCGGTCACTGGACCGGGCGTGAAGTTCTCCATCATGGACGGCATCAAGGGCGGTGAATCGCTGCCACAGGTGGCTCTGATGAACGAGTCGGACAAAGCTTGTGACATCCTCATGCTGGGTCAGACGTTGACAACAGACGTGGGCGACAGCGGAAGCCGAGCGCTTGGCGACGTCCATGCTACGGTCCGCGGCGACATTTTGCAGGCGGTCGCGACATGGATCGGGCAGGTCATCACCACACAGTTGATCCCTGCCATCGTACGCATGAACTACGGTGCAAGCATCGCCAGCGAGGACATGCCTTATGCTGAAATCGTCATTCCGAAGCCGAAAGATGAGAAGGCAATCGCCGAGCGCATCAAGATCGTCACGAAGGACATCGGGCTTCCAGTCTCGAACAAATGGATCTACAACGAACTCGGAGTCGAAGAACCGCAAGAAGGCGAGGCGCTTTTCGGAGAAGTCGAAGATCCACTTCCATTGCTCCCTGAAATCACCGAGGCGGCACGCGCTGACATTGACCTGCGACCGACCGATGACATGGCGAAGGCAGCACAAGACGCTCTCGAAATCCGCAGACAGAAGCCAGCATCAGAGCGCGGTATGACATCGGTCGGCATCGCACGAGCACGGGACATCTCCAATCGTTCTGAGCTATCGGCTGAGACAGTCAAGCGCATGGTATCATTCTTCGCACGCCATGAGATCGACAAAAAAGGCGAGACATGGGGCGACAAAGGCAAAGGCTGGCAGGCATGGCACGGCTGGGGCGGTGACGCTGGCAGAGAGTGGGCGAACGCAAAGCTCAAACAAATCGAAAATGACCGATGAGGAAATGCGAGAAGTTGCGGGGCAATGGCTCGCACCAGTGGATCAGATCTTTGCTGACCTGATCGACAAGAGCTATACCATGACCGCAGGCGCATTTCAAATCGAAGTAGAGCAAGTCATCGAGCGCATACCACAGCTGTTTTTCCTACTCGACAAACGAGCGCTTGAAACGTCACTGGAGAATGAGATCGGCGCGGCAATCGTCAAATCACTAGAGCGCGAACTATGAAAATCACCATCACAGCCACAGGACTCGATCCAGTAAAGGCGTCGATGATCCGACTACAATCGGCATCGGTGCGCAAAATCGCTGTGATGACTGGAGCGCAGGATGCTCTGGAAGTCGTCGAGAAATACTACAACTCGAACGGCTCAAAGCTTTGGGAAAATCCATCGCTCCCGACACATGGACCGGGACGCAAGAAAACGCAGTGGTGGCGAAAAGTGGCTGGCTCATGGTCAATCATGGGCGCTAGCGGATCAGGCGTGACACTACGCAGCAAGGGCGCTATCGGATTCTCTCACAAAGTAACTGGCGGCACGATCACAGCACGACGTGCAAAGTTTCTCACGATCCCCATCGTGCCAGAAGCGCACGGACTCACAGCTCGGACATACAGCCGAACAATCGCGCCGTTGTTTGCCGTCAAGGGTGTGCTAGCGCAGGCAGATGAAAACTCTCCCACCGGTATCAAACCGGTATTCGTGCTGAAGAAATCCATCACGCAGAAGCCATGGAGGAACGCACTTCCACCGGAGCAATCATACATAAACGCATTCGCGAATGGAGCGCTTCAAAGCATCATCGCACAGGTCGAGGGAGCTACTTAAAAAAAAGCAATTACAAGCCAGAATCGGGTGGTAATCTTCTATTCGAAATGGCGAACGAAATCATCAGTGCATCATTCCAGACCGAAGTGGAAGCTTTGGCTGAGAGCATTGTATATCTCCCTGAAGGCGAGCATGAAATCCATGCTACCGTCAATGGCAAGGCTGCCAAGCGCAAGGTCACGGTCGATGAGTCGATCCTCGCTGCATTCGCAAGCGACCTGCAAGCTCGCCAATCTCGCAACGTGCGACCATTCGCAGGCTTCGATCACAAAGCCGGTCCTGCATCATTCATTCCGAAAGAATTCCGATATGAATCAGGCGTTGGTCTGGTTCTCGACATCGAATGGACGCAGGCAGGCAAGAGCGCCGTCGAAGGCAAGGACTACTCCTACTTCTCGCCAAACTTTCTACTCGCCAACGGCACGCCAGCAGGTCTGCCGACACACGGTGAGATCGGTTCGCTCGTTAACGAGCCAGCATTCGAGGCGATGGAAAAGATCGCCGCATCATACAACGAAACCAATATGGACATCAAACCACTAATCGAACTCGGTCTTGTTGCCGAGGATGTTGACCCGGAGAAAGCAATGGAAATTGCCAAGCTCGAAATCGAAGCCATGAAAAACAAGATCGCTGAGATCGAGGCTGGCTACATGACGAAGGAAGCCGACGCAGTGCAAGCTGCTGCCAACCACGCCAACGAACTGGAGACAGTCACCGCATCGCGTGACGCTCTCGCCAGCGAAGTGGAAACGCTCAAAGCATCACTTGCTGAGATCGAGGACAAAGCTGCTGACTCGGTCATCGACGAGGCTGTCAAAGCTGGTCGCATCGCTCCGCAAGATGAAAAAGCCAAGTCATTCTGGAAGGCTCAAATCAAAGCCGACAAGAACTCTGTGGAAATTCTCAACGCCATCCCATCCAAGCCAGTGAACGGCGAAACCGTTCTCGCCGGTAAAGCTGACGAAGGCACCAAACAAACCGAACTCAAAGGACTCGCACTCGTCGAAGCATCCTTCAAAGCTCAAAACCAATCTCACTAAACAAACAATACTATGCCAAACAACCTAACTCTGTTAGACCTTGCCAAGCTCAACGGACATGATCCCATCGTCGGTCTGATTGAGGAAGTCGCCACCGCATCTCCTGAGGTGACAATCATTCCAGCTCGCACGATCCGCGGCACGTCCTACAAGACTGTGACCCGCAACAGTCGTCCGAGCGTTGCATTCCGTCAAGCCAACGAAGGAACGGATGCGACTAAATCGAACTTCACCGAGCGTCTCGTTGAGTGTTTCATTCTCTCCGCTCGCATCGAGGTCGATAAGGCTGTCGCTCGCGGTTACGAAGACGGCGCCGAGGCTCTGCAAGCAATCGAGGCAATGGGCGTCATGCGTGCGGCTCTCTCCACAGTTGGAACACAAACCATCTACGGAGACAATGCAAGCTCGAAAGGCTTCGCTGGTCTGCAAACACTTGTTACTGCTCTCGGCAGCGACATCGTTGTTGACGCAGGCGGCACAACCTCCGCAACTGGTTCCTCGGTTTACGCCATCAAGGCTGGCAACACCGGCGTCCAATACGTTTACGGCAACGGCACAACATTCGACCTCTCGCCATTCCGCGAAGGTGATGCAGTTGACGCCGACGCTAAGCGCTACGCTGCATTCATCGCTGACCTCACCGCTTGGGTGGGCTTCCAGTGCGTGAACAAGAACGCAATCGGTCGTTTGAAAAAGCTCACCGCAGACAACGGCAAAGGCTGCACCGACGCCAAGATTGCTGAGCTTATCAGCAAGTTCCCAGTTGGTGAGCGTCCGAGCCACTTGCTCATGTCACGCCGTTCCGCGTTCCAGCTCCAAGTCAGCCGGAACACAACTCCATCGTCGAAGCAGGAAGCTTTCACAGGCATTCTTCCCGGCGTGCCAACGGAATCCTTCGGCATTCCGATCATCATCACCGACTCGATCGTTGACACCGAAACCCTCAGCTAATTCTAACCATATCAAATCATGAGCTTCGAATTCAATCGTAACCTTCAAGACAAGAATTACACCTCGACTGTTGCCATCGCGCAGGCAGGTGCTAACACCGCAGCATTTGACCTTGAGCAAGTAGTTGGTGGCGACATCGAGCGAGTAGTTTTCTCGCTCTCCGCTCCAACTGCTACTGGTATCGCCGACACCAAAGTCGTGACCTACGCACTGCAAGACAGCGCCGACGGTTCTTCATGGGCTGCCGTTGATCCAGCGATCAGCACGACTCAGACCGCTACTGCCTCCGGCATCGTTGCCAAAGAGGTTCGCTTCCGCGTTCCAGCTAACACCCGTCGCTATGTGCGCATCGCTCAAACGATGACCGCCTCGGCTGGCACGGTTACTGGCAACATGGTCGCCAAGCTTTTGTTCTAATCCGTTGGAACTTGTGTGCAAAGGGCGGCGGAGTTGGTAGTTTCCTCCGTCGCCCTAAATTCTTGAAACTCATAACACCATGGCTT